GAAATGAAACGGACTTGATTTTGCAACTTTGCAGTCTAATACAAATGGCTGCTATGTTCCAAGACAAATACGTATTCTCTCAATTAACCGCTTTTCTGAACAGGACTCAGTTCAACAACTATGTTCGCAAGTATGATGGCAACAGATATGTGAAACATTTCACTTGCTGGAATCAGATGCTCGCGATGATGTTTGGACAACTGAGTAACCGTGAGAGCCTGCGAGACTTAATCGTTGCTTTCGAGGCGCATAGGGCCAAGCAATATCATCTTGGTTTAGGACGTGAACCGATAGCCAAGACAACTCTTGCGACAGCGAACCAGAACCGTGATTACAGAATCTTCGAAGATTTTGCATTCTATATGATGAAGGAAGCCTGCGAGAAGCGGACGACCAACATCCTTGACATTTCCGGAAAGAAATATGCGTTTGATTCAACAACGATTCCGTTATGTCTTGCAACATTCCCGTGGGCAAAGTTCCGAAGCAAGAAAGGAGGAGTGAAAGCTCATGTCTTATACGACATTGAAGCACAAGTTCCTGCCTTCTATACTGTAACCACTGCCTCAAAGCATGATTCTACAGCGATGTCTTCAATCCATTATGAACCAAATGCTTATTATATATTCGACAGGGCTTATGATTCTTTTAAAGAGCTCTATAGGATACATCTTACAGACTCTTTCTTTGTTGTCAGGGCCAAGACGAACTTAAAGTATAAGACAGTCAAATGGAAGCGGAGAATGCCAAAGAACATAATGACAGATGCGGAAGTGAAACTGACCGGTTATCTCTCCGGGAAGAAATATCCGGAGTCATTCAGACTCGTCCGATATTACGATGAAGAAGATGACCGTGAGCTCACTTTTCTGACGAATGCGAAACAACTTTCTGCATTGGATGTCGCCAATCTTTACAAGAAAAGATGGTTGATCGAGCTGTTCTTCAAATGGCTCAAGCAGCACCTCAAGATAAAGAAATTCTGGGGCACAACAGAGAACGCCGTCCGCATACAAATCAGTGTCGCTATTATCACATACTGTCTTGTGGCTATTGTCCAACATGATATGAAGTTGAAACGCTCTACCTATGAAGTTTTGCAAATTCTCAGCATATCATTGACAGACAAAACCCTCTTGCGTGACCTGTTCGACAAGACTAATTTCAATGATGTCAAAGATCTATATAATCCCATTATTCCGGGGCTATTTGATTAATTGTTTAACTCGTCCCATTTTAACGGGACACTAATGAAGCGAACTTATAAAATACCCAGCATAAAGAAAATCGAAACAAAACGGACAACAAGCGGGTAAAAAAAGTAATTTTGCATACCTAAACCAAACAAAGGATTCATGAAACAAAAAGAAATCAATAAAGTCGAAATACGCAATCTTCAAAAAGAAGATTACGACCAACTGGCTAACTCTTTCACCCGTGTCTATGCCGACGGTAGCGACGTATTTTGGACTCCCGAACAAATCAACAAACTCATTCGCATATTTCCCGAAGGACAAATCGTCACGGTCGTCGATGATAAAATCGTGGGCTGCGCCCTCTCTATCATCGTAAACTATAACGATGTAAAGAACGACCACACCTATGCCCAAGTCACTGGAAACGAAACATTCGACACTCACACGCGGAAGGGAAATATCCTGTATGGTATCGAAGTGTTCATACACCCCGATTATCGGGGTCTACGTCTCGCCCGACGTATGTACGAATATCGCAAAGAGTTGTGTGAAAAGCTCAATCTGAAAGCGATCATGTTCGGCGGACGTTTGCCGAACTACCACAAATACGCCGACCGAATGCGCCCCAAAGAGTACATCGACAAGGTGCGTCAACGCGAGATATTCGACCCGGTGCTATTGTTCCAACTCTCCAACGATTTCCACGTCCGTAAGGTAATGCGAAACTATTTGCCCAACGACGAGGAGTCGAAACACTTCGCCTGTCTGCTCCAATGGGATAACATCTACTATCAAGAGCCTACCGAAGAATATATATCTCCTAAGACCACCGTGCGGGTAGGTCTCGTACAATGGCAAATGCGTAGTTACAAAACGCTCGACGATCTTTTCGAGCAAGTGGAATTTTTCGTCGATTCCGTAAGCGGTTATCAAAGCGACTTCGTCCTCTTTCCAGAGTATTTCAACGCCCCGCTCATGGCTCGGTTCAACGATGCGAGCGAGTCTCAGGCTATCAGAGGATTAGCCCGATATACCGACGAAATACGAGAACGTTTCATCAATCTTGCAATTCGGTACAATATCAACATCATTACAGGAAGTATGCCGCTGATTAAAGAAGACGGACTGCTCTACAACGTAGGTTTCTTATGCCGTCGAGACGGTACTTACGAAATGTATGAAAAACTACATGTCACCCCCGACGAAATGAAATGCTGGGGATTGAGCGGCGGTAAAGCCATTCGGACTTTCGAGACCGACTGCGCCAAAATCGGAGTCTTGATTTGTTACGATGTCGAGTTCCCCGAACTCTCCCGAATCATGGCCAGCGAAGGTATGCAAATATTGTTCGTTCCATTCCTCACCGATACCCAAAACGCCTATTCCCGTGTAAGAGTCTGCGCACATGCCCGTGCCATCGAGAACGAGTGCTTCGTAGTCATAGCCGGTAGCGTAGGCAACCTGCCCAAAGTACACAACATGGATATTCAATATGCCCAGTCGGGAGTTTTTACCCCCTGTGATTTCGCATTCCCGACAGACGGACGCAGAGCCGAGGCTACCCCGAACACCGAAATGATTCTTATATCGGACGTCGATTTGGATCTTTTGAACGAATTGCACACCTACGGTAGCGTGCGCAACCTCAAAGATCGCCGCAACGATCTCTATGAAGTGAGAATGAAGAAATAACAAAAACGGTCTCTTGAACATTCAAGAGACCGTTTTCATCGAGCGGCAAACGAGACTCGAACTCGCGACCCTCAGCTTGGGAAGCTGATTTCAGAAACATATATAAATATTTGATTTTCAGACAAAAGCAAAGGATTACGCACCATCAAAAGACAAGTTTTAGAATATTTATTCAAACATAGACCCCTCTCCGAATATTATCCATTCCAATGAAATCCCATAATCATAAACAAGATAATATATCCATTCGGGCTTCAAAACACTACGGTCTGGATTTTTTCTCACATTTGCTATATTAGTACGAGTTATATTGTGCTTCCTCGTGAATGTTTTAAGCCCACGAATGCGTTTCTGTGCTTTGAGCATATCAATAGCTTCAAAGAAACGTTTAGTTATAGCGATTCCTTCTTTAGAAATTTTCATGACTCAAATTTTAGTCTTTGAAATCAATAGATGATTACATATTTGTCTTTATAATCGCTTCATACATCCGAGTACATGGAATACATGTCTTATCATATTTTTCGGTAGTTCTTGTATTCCGTATTCAGGAGATCTGTTTGTTGGAATTAAAGAATAACTATCTGGGTTGGATGCAGGACCTATCCTTTTTATAGTTCTCATATTGTTGGTTGTGACAATAGCGTAAACCTCACCATAAGGTAGAAAAGAAGCATCCTCTATTTCCTTTAGAGCTATTATATCGCCATGTGTTATTTCGGGCTCCATTGAATGTCCAGTGACATTGCACCAACATGTAGCTTCGTTGTATTTCTTGAAATTAATAAGATATTCTGGATTTATAGTTTGGTCATTCATAACTAAATCAAAACCTCCGATAAAGTCCACATTATAATAAGGTACACCAATAGTGTAACTTATTTTAGGTTTTATTTTTTCAAATTCGTCTTCAATCAATTCTCTTGATTTTCCAGATAAATCGCCAAATAATCTTCTATTTTGAAAATGAATATAATCTTTATCATTTCCCATTGCCAAATCTTCTGATGTCGCTTTATGAGTAGCCCTTTCGTATGTATTATCATCTAAAAATGTCATAATAGGAATACGCAATATATTAGCCCACTTTTCGATGGTTTGGCTATCAACATTATCCATTTTATAATATTTATACACCATTCCTTCTGTTACACCTATCATTTCTGCAAATGATTTAGCAGAAATATTATGGTATTTTAAAAAACCCTTCAGCCGCTCTCCTATAATCATAGTATATCATTTTATAATTATTAACTATAATAGTAGTATAGTTTTACTATAATATTATTATATTTGCAATACCAAACCAATTAAGCATTACAAATATAATGGAAAGTGACAATAAGACAAACACATTAAAGCCTAAAAGTAAAATAATGACACTGAAAGGCTATTACAAAAGTTTACCTGATCCGACATACCCCAAAAAAGATTTCATTAACACCATCGCCGAAAGATGTAATGTAACTCTTACCACAGCCAATAACTGGATTAAATATGGCATAAAGCCTAATAATCCAGAGCATGTACAAATATTATCAGAAATTACTGGTATTTCTCCAGAACACCTTTGGGATTAAATTCATAACAATGAAAGATTTAGAGTTTTACATATTTGAAAATGAACTTTGGTGTATTTCATCTGACAAAAAAAATAAAAGAATTTCTGAAAACGATACAGAGATTATAAATGAAATTCTTTCTATTGTCAGAGAACAATATCCAAATGCTTATAATGCCCTATCAGAATGTTATATAAAAAGCTCTAAAAACGTCCCTTATTATCAATATCTAATGGCTAGACGTTTTGCTAAATGCAATTTTGGTAATCTTGATAGCACTGTCGAAGACATAAATAACAATGGTAAAGTAAACTTTGAACATGTTCAATGTCCTTTAAGAGGAGAATGTAAATATGAAGACATTATTTGTAATCCTCAATTTAATAGCAGCTTATCCGATGCTGAAATGAGAGTTATGAAACTTGTCTATGATGGAAAGAGCAATGATGATATTGCTGATTCTTTATACCTATCTCCTCATACTGTGAAAAATCATATCAAATCTGTTTACAGAAAACTTTGTATTCACGAGAAATCGGAATTTATCCAGTATGCACACAATAACAACCTTTTTAATGATTAACTATGTTAAATGAAGCCATTTTAAAGATTGTACTAAACGACAAAACATTTAGTCAACGAGAAGCTGAAAAAATAGTAGGAAGCCGAAACCGACTATTTGAACTAGTTGGGAATGGGTCTATCCGTGCAGAGAAGAAACCGTCAGATAGACAAAACGGAAGATGGTATTGTAATGCTTACGATGTAATCAAATTCTCCTGTATAAAATAAGCCCCTTAATAGCATGAACACAACCTGTATTATCACACGGTCAACAACCGAGAAACGATACGACAAGGCAAGGGAAGATTTCAACGACCAGTACGACAACTCTCCTTACAAATTGAAATGTAAGGAATTTTATCTGGGAGGCGGGGTAGAAAACTACGAGGTCGCCAGCCAGATACTATCAATGAACGAGGAAGAAATAGCCAAATCCTACCTCGAAGATTGTGACCCGAAAGACTGGAAGAGCATTCGTCGATGCCGGGAAGACATCATGTGCGATGCCACGGACATCTACAAAACCGCTATCGCTATGGTAAAAGCCGATATTCAGAAACTAAAAACCATACAGGACGAGGTAGAAAGTTTTCTTGACGACCATATAGGAGAAAACATGGACGGTCACTATCTCGACGGAGATATAAACCATGAAATAGAGTTGATCGACAAATACGTCAATGTCCGCATTCATTACGACGCATACAATCACAAGGAGTGGGACAACGGCAACTATTTAACGCCACGTTCCGACAGTGGCTACATCGATACGGAATACACGGTAACCGTATTCGACGAATGCGGAAATGAAGAATTTGAGTTTAACGGTAATTTCCAAATATAACAGTCATGATATTCTACAAGTTATTTACCCTGCTCGCCATACTGCTTGTGCTTTCCTCGATATTCGGGGTAGTCGCTTCGCTCATCAACGCCAACCTTTGGCAACTGGTGATAAGCATATCCCTGTTCGCACTGTCGTCGATGGCTCTTGCAGGGCAACAACAAACCGATAAGAAATAAACTATAGTTCCATATAAATCAAGCATATTCACCGCCCGTCCGTGAGGATATGCGGTGTATAAAAAGAAACATAACCCTTTAAACAAAAAATATGTCAGAGTACGAAGTATTACAGGTTCAAGCACAGCCACAAGTCATGCAAATAGACGCCCTCGAACGGGCAAATGTAGATTCGCAAGTAGCCACGGCCAAGCAATATCCGAGAGACATTAGGCGGAGTATAGATAACTCCATCGTCATGGCGACAATGGACAAGGAGACGGCTCAATCCTGCGGTTATGCCCTTCCACGGGGAAATAAACCCATTACCGGCCCTTCTGTCCATCTTGCCAAGATAATCGTATCGAATTGGGGAAACATGCGTACAGAGGCCAAAGTCGTACAAATCAACGATCGTCAAATTATAAGCCGGGGTACGGCGTGGGATTTGGAAACGAATGTGGCAAGCGCATTCGAGGTTCGACGGTCCATAATCGACAAGTATGGCAAACGGTATTCCGACGACATGATAACCGTAACCGGCAATGCGGCCAACGCAATAGCCTACCGCAATGCTGTTTTTTCGGTCATACCCAAGAGCATAACGGATAAAGTCTATCGGTCAGCGCAGAATTTTATAACAGGCGACCTGTCAAACGAAGACAAACTCAAAAAAGCAAAAGCAGAATGGATTGAATTCTTCAAGAACGAGTACAACATCACCGAGGAGGAGATTATAAAACTGTGCGGCAAGCAGACTATCACCCAGATACGAAGCAATGAGATTGCCCTTCTTTCCGGTATTCATCAATCCCTCAAAGATGGAGATACGACGGTAGATGAGATTATGAAGCCATACCGAGGTACGAAAAGCAGCAAATTCAAAGATATAGCCGGAGAAGCAGCCGGTGTCAAAGAGGGAATCAATCAGGAAGGAACT